CATTCACAGTGAACACGGTTATGCTTACTTTCGAAACAACACATGAGTATTACTTAGGTAATGATCCTAGTTTATACTATTGTGAGGAACATTCTTCACTAATGATTACTCAAGATCATGAAGATAGATTGTTAATTAGCGGCATAAGTAAGTCCACTATGTTACAATTTGCTTCTAAATTCTATAAAGAAAGCTTAAAGAATGAGCTAACTAAAGCTGAAGACAAGGAAGTAGATAAGGAAGTAGACAAGGAAGTATCCGAAGTTTAACTTCAGCGGGTATAGTTTAATGGTAAAACTGTAGCCTTCCAAGCTATTGTTATCGGTTCGAATCCGATTACCCGCTTTGGGACTCACCTCCCATTTGTTCACCCATTTTATTTATTATGTCAACTGCGACACAATTAAAGCCACGCCCTGTAAGAAAGGCAAGGACTAAGAAAATGACTGAACCATTAAAGGTAGTTATACCTACCGAACAAACACCCGTTACTATAACTAAAGTTCAATCTCAACTCCCTGATGTACAACTTATAGACAGAGATGCTCTATGGGAAGACTTCAAGAATAGAGTTAAGATTAATAACTATGAGTTAAAGGAAGCGATGAAAGACCTTAAGTCTGTGGTAGAATTTACCAAGAAGACTTACAACCGACTCTCTAAATAAAGCCTTCGGGCTTTTCTTAGGGACTCACAATCCCTTGCTGTTTACTATTAAACTATGGATCAATACAAGAGCTACGAATTCACCATTAGAGTGAAGACTAACTATGACCCTAGAGATCTTGTCTTTAAATTAGTAGACAAGATTAAGTCACTAATACCTGTTCTTTCTATTGACTACCATTTAATAGAAGACAGGCCAACTAATGATGAACATCATGGAGGTGTTACCAATGAAGGTGATACCTAACTGGCAACATCATTCAAAGAAAGAAGCAAAGCGCACCTTGAAACCTCAAGCTCTACGCTCTGCAAAGAAAAGAACTAAGGTTCTTATTAGTAAACTTTATTCACAGTGAACATGAAGTATCATGTAATCTTTAAAAGTGGTCGTGATATTATACTCAATTCTGGGTATGATGTATACGAGGCCGCCTACGATGCTTATGAAGAAGCTTGTCTTCACGATGATTACCTAGTTGACGTTATTCCTATTCATGATGCCTAAAAAGAAAAAGAAACCATACTTCCCTAACAATTGGGAAGCAATAGCAGCTGCTCCATCAGAGTACTTCGATTCTTTACCATTCGAACAATTCATGGATTGGAAGTTAGCTGGCTGGGAAATACCATCTTCAGTATCATGTATTATACGTGAAAAGAACGTGAGGACTGGTAAAGTTAAAGAACATGTGTACCAACGTATGCACGCTGCAAAGAATAAAGCTAGAGAACTGATGGACATCGGGGAATGTGAGTTCCTTGTTTGTACACCAGATGAAATACATCTCATGACACCTAAATACTTAGAGGAAAGCCCTTATGACGACCCGCTCGCTTGATGATATAATATCGTATGAAAAGCAGGCATTAGACTTGCTTCCTTTAGATCATCCTCATTATGAAGAGATTAGAGATCTATTAAAAGATCAAATACAAGACGAGGTATATGATTATGCCCACTCCATTCCAAATTGAGGAACAAGTACAACTTGAACGTGATCAAATTGCACAGGGACTTAAACGGTTAAGAACTAACACACAACAACTAGAAGATAAGAGTTATGCTTCTGCAACCGTTTATGGTATCTCTTCTATTGATACTTTGTTACCAATTGTTGTACGCCGTATTGAAGAGACTACGCATGATAGACTAACACGTGGTACAGGTCACCAATTTCAATTAATCAAGGACTACGTATCTAAGTTAGAACCATTAGCATCTGCTGCTATAGCATGTAAGTTAACCTTTGATAAGGTATTCAGTCACAAAGAAGGTAGTAATCAACTCACTAATGTATGTGATTCTATTGGACATGCGGTTGAAGATGAATGTCAGATGAGATACTATGAAGCTGCTGCACCAGGCTTATTAAATACACTAAAGAAGAACTATTGGCATAATTCTAAAGGAACTAAACAGAAACTAGTATCTATACAAACTTTAATGAATAAGTCTGATATAGAAAACTGGACTGCCTGGGGTAGAGCTAACAGAGTTAAGTTAGGTACTTGGTTATTGAACTGTATAATGGAGACTAGTGGTTGGTTTTACAAGGATATAAGGCAAGAAGGTAGACGAAAGGTTAATTATATTATGCCTACTGCTAAATTCATTGCAATAAAAGATAAAGTAATGAAGGATAGTGAGTTATTTTCTCCTTTATCCTGGCCGATGTACATAGAGCCAAATGACTGGACTAACGAAAGAGCAGGTGGTTATATACTCAATGAGGTCATGCGTGGTAACCCAATGGTTAGGCGTGGACATGACGCATGTATACAGGGAGAAATTCCACTCGCCTTCTTGAATAAAATACAGAAGGTTGGTTATCGACTTAATTCATTCACAGTGAACGTTGCAAAGACGTTAGAAGAGAAGAGGATTAGTGTTGATAAGTTTATCCCTATAGTTGAGATGCCCATACCACCTAAACCTGTTGATATAGCGGACAATGAGGAAGCTCGTAGAGCCTACCGTACAGCTGCTAGGAAGGTGATGGATGTTAATGCTAACGCGTTTAGACGGTCATGCCGTACAAGGATGACTATGGAGGCGATAGAAAGGTTTAAGGATAAGGTATTCTATATACCGTGGTCTTTTGATTACCGTGGTAGAGCATACCCTATACCCTCATTCTTAACAGTTCAAGACACTGACTTTGGTAAGTCATTGATAAGATTTGCTAATGAGTCTACTGTTACAACTGAAGCTGAAGAATGGTTGTCTTTCCAATGTGCCACCTGCTATGGGCTGGATAAAGCAACGATGACTGAAAGGCTAGAATGGACGAATGAAAACATTCCGTTGATTACCAGAGTAGCCACTGATCCTGTTGGAAACATTGGTGACTGGGAGGCTGCGGAAGAGCCTTGGGAGTTCCTAGCCAGTTGTGAAGAGTATTATGCTTGTGTCATTACACAACGCCGAAAGACAACTGGTCTGCCTGTAGCCACAGACGCTACATGTAGTGGTCTACAGATCCTCGCTGGTTTGGCGATGGATAAAAAGACTGCGACACTCGTCAATGTCGTAGCCTCTGATAGGCCACAAGACGCGTATAAGGTAGTAGCAGATGTTGCAAGAAAGCATTGCCCTGCACACATACAGAAAGTAATGGACAGGAAGACGGTAAAAAGGGTTGTGATGACCGTGCCGTACAACGCGAAACCTTATTCGAACCGTACCTACATTAGAGATGCACTCTCTGAAATAGGTGTGGAGATTGACAAGGATGATCTAACGGTCACTGTAAAAGCAGTCAGAGACGCTATGCACAACGTAGTGCCTGGTCCTATGAAAGTCATGAAATGGATAGAAGATGAAGTGTCTAAGGCTATTAACCGTGGTCTAACTGAATTAGAATGGGTAACACCATCTGGTTTTATTGTACATCAGAAGATAATGAAGAAAGAAGTAGAGATACTTAACCTTCAATTGTTAGGAAGATGTTCAATAAGTGTAGCCACTGAAGATGCTAATATTGTTGATAAGTTAAGGCATAAGGCAGCAACTGCTCCAAACCTTATACATTCATTAGATGCTTCTCTTTTACACCTTAGTGCAACTCGATTTGATAATCCCATAGCTTTAATACATGATAGTGTCTTATGTAGAGCCACTGACATGTCTATACTATCTAGTTTAGTTAGAGAAACCTACATGGAACTATTTGCTAAACAGGATTACTTAAATAACTTTGCTCGACAGATAGGAGCAGAGACTGACCCACCGATTATCGGAGATCTGGAACCAGAATCCGTAATTGAATCCACATATTTTTTCTGCTAAATGCTACAATCCCACTACTCATTATTTGATTCATTTTTTGCACCTACTAGAGTACTAGTTGTCTCTGAAGAGAGATTACAACAGGCTGAAAGAGAAGCAAAGCAGAATCAATTAGATGCTATTGACGCTCGTATTAATGAGCTGACTAAATATCGGACCTCTTTGTATGCTGAGTTAGCACCTGCTAAGGCTGGTAAAGATTTAGATGCATTAGACGGAGGCACACATGATGGCTAGAACCATCCATAAAACTGACAAACCTGTAACCCTTGAAGGCTTTCAAGCTATACTTGCACCTAGCAAGTTTGGTTACTCTCTTGCTGCTGTAGTCGGTGATGATATCATTAACACACTAGAAGAAGAGAGAGCTGAAGTTCTCAAGTGGGCTGAGTCAAAATTGAAAAACCCTAAGCGTAGTACTCTTAAGCCAGAACCTTGGGAGGAAGTAGCTGAAGGAAAGTATAAAATTAAATTTTCTTGGAACGCCGAGAATCGTCCACCCGTAGTAGACACGGAGGGCACACCTTTAACAGATGAAAAGACACCTTTGTATGGCGGATCTACAGTTAAATTGGGTTTCTATCAAAAGCCTTACATTCTACGGGATGGGGTTACCTATGGTAGTTCTCTTAAATTGGTTGGTATACAAGTTGTCTCAGTAAAAGGACAAGCAGGTGTAGATACTGGAGATTTAGACGCTACGGAAGTAGCTGAACTATTTGGTAACACGTCTGGTTTTAAAGCAAGTGATCCTAATGTGATTGCTGATGCAGCACCGTGCTCAGTAGAACCCACCGATGAAGAAGACTTCTAAAGATGATGCCCTTGCTTGGGCTCAGAAAACCTACGATAAACTGAAGAACAAAAAGGATATTAAATTTAGATCAGGCTTAGAGGAGAAGGTCGCTGATCTTCTCTCTGAGCTGAATGTATCCTATGAATACGAATCGAAAAAGATACCTTATGTTATACAGCACAATTACACACCTGATTTTGTACTCCCTAATAATATTGTTTTAGAGTGCAAAGGTTATTGGGATCCTGCTGATAGACGTAAGATCAAACAAGTAAAGAAAGATAACCCTGATATAGATTTAAGGATGGTATTTCAATCACCCTATAACACTATATCAAGGAAGAGTAAAACAACATATGCACAATGGTGTGAGAAGTTAGATATACCTTGGACTTCTTATAATAATATTCCACTTGATTGGCTGGTCTAATGACCGAAAGTGAATTCGTGAGGCATTTACCTTGCGATAATTGTGGCTCATCAGATGCTAATTCTTTATATACTGATGGCCACACCTTTTGTTTCGTGTGTCACCACCGAACATCAGGAGATAATGACGTTATTCACAGTGAACAGATGTCACAAAGCATCCACCTTACAGGATCAGCTGAAAGGCTGGTTAAAAGAAATATATCAGAGAAAACTAATCAGTTCTATCAGATATACAGGGATGGAAATGAATTAAAATTTCCTTACCATGATGAGTCTGGTATATTAAAGGGTGTAAAAATAAAACAAAAAAAGAAAGACTTTAGATATGAAGGAGTTTCCACTAACACCTTATTTGCTCAGCATAGGTTTCCTAGTACTGGTAAACGTATTGTTATTACTGAAGGTGAGTTAGATGCAGCTTCGTGTTACGAAGTTATGCCAGGTTGGCCGATGGTCTCTCTGCCTCATGGAGCAGCGTCAGCAAAGAAAGATTGTCAAAAACAAATACCATTTTTTCAAGGATATGAAGAAGTGGTGGTCTTCTTTGATAGTGACGATGCAGGACGGAAAGCCGCTAAAGAAGTTGCGAGCATTATACCACCTGGGAAAGCAAAGATAGCTCAACTAAGTCAGTATAAGGATGCATCAGAAGCTTTACAAGCTAATGATACAGACGCTATACGTAAAGCTATTTGGGATGCGAAACCTTATAGGCCAGATGGTATTGTAGATGGAAAGACTTTATTTGAAGTAGTAACCACACCACAAGCACCACATGACCACGAATACCCCTTCCAAGGGCTTAATAAGAAACTACACGGGATCAGGTATGGCGAACTTGTCACATTTACTGCTGGCTCTGGAAGCGGAAAGACCAGCATCATGCGTCACATTGCAACTGACCTACTACAAAAAGGCGAATCAGTTGGCATCTTGGAACTTGAAGCATCAAATAGGAGGACAGCACTTGGATTGATGTCCACAGCTGTTGGAAAAAACCTACACCTTGGGGAGTATGATGAAAAAGAGCTCAAATCCGCTTTTGAATCCACTATTGCCGATTGGGATCTCTATTGCTTTGATGGTTTTGGAAGTTATGATCCAGATCTTATCTATAATAGAATCGAATACATGGCAACCGGATTGGAGTGTCGTATTGTATTCCTAGATCACCTGAGTATATTACTTAGTGGATTAGATGGTGATGAGCGTCGCATGATAGATAAAACAATGTCCAGATTACGTAGCTTAGTAGAACGTACTGGTATAGCATTGTTTTTAGTTTCACATTTACGAAGAGCTAGTAATGATAACCACAGCCATGAAGAAGGAGGACGTGTCAGCTTGTCTTCCCTTAGAGGATCACATTCCATTGCTCAAATCTCAGATACGGTCATTGCCCTCGAAAGAGATCAGCAGGCCAGTACTCCTGGAAATCCTACGACAGTTAGAGTTCTTAAGAACCGCTATTCTGGTGAGGTTGGGGTAGCATGTGAGCTAACTTATGACCTAAACACTTGCAGATTTATTGAACATGAAGCTCAATCCGAATTCAACCCGTCCACAGATTTTTGAACATTATGAACATCCTTGGTATACATACTTAAATAGACCTAACCCACCTACTAAAGAAGCAATTGAAAAGGCCAAATTCGTTGACAAAACCTACCACTGGAGTGGGGACGATAGTATTCGATCTCGAAACAAACGGTCTTCTAAATGATGCTACCTGTATCCACTGTGTTGCACTCCATTGGGGTGAAGATGACCGCACCGAGTCGTTTAATGATGAGAAGTATGCGGACAATCCAAAGGAATTACCGATGGGTGGTCACTATTCCATCACAACAGCGCTCGGGTATCTGGAATGCGCCGATACTCTTGTCGGCCACAATATTATCGGCTTTGATATACCTATTATCAAGCGGCTCTATCCTTGGTTTAATCCTAGGGGTACTATTATTGACACTCTTGTGTTATCTAGGTTATATCATCCTGACTTATTCGATATAGATAAGAAACATAATTGGAAACATATGCCACTGCAGTTATACGGCAGGCATTCACTTGAGGCATACGGCTACAGACTCAATGAGTACAAAGGGAACTTTGCTAAAACTACTGATTGGAAACATTGGTCTCAAGAGATGCAAGATTACTGCGAACAAGATGTTATAGTTACCACCAAGCTATGCAAACACTTCCACCCATACCTGAGTGGATCCAAATGGAACACCAGGTAGCAGACATACTCACTCAACAAGAAATCCATGGATGGTACTTTAATGAACAGGAAGCTAGAAGCCTCGAATCAACTCTCAGACGAGAGCTGGAGGACACTACTAGAATACTTCGAAAACAACACCCTTACGTTGCAGGAGCGTTGTTCACTCCTAAACGAGATAACAGGACACAAGGATACGTTAATGGAGCGGAGCTTCAAAGACTAAAGGAACTTAATCCCACCTCACGTGACCATATTTCATGGATATTACAAACACATTATGGCTGGATTCCGTCATCAACAACCTCGACGGGGAAGGCAGTCATAGACGAGACAGTATTAAAAGACATTGGGACGGATATTGCTCTTCAATTTCTGACACTACTGGATCTGACGAAAAAGTTAGGGATGATATCAGAAGGCGTCAACGCATGGCAGAAGCTATGTACGAAATCTAGAATACATCACCATTGTTCAGTTGCGACATCTACATTTAGATGCGCCCATCGAAATCCAAATTTAGCACAGACCCCCTCAGATGAAAGATTTAGAAAACTATTTACCGCCTCACCTAACTACACTATGGTTGGTGCCGATCTTAGCGGTATTGAGCTCAGGATGCTTGCCCACTATATCGCCCGATATGATCAAGGACGTTATACCAAAATCCTCCTTACAGGAGACATCCATCAAACCAATGCAGACGCCATCGGTGTCACCCGCAGAGCTGTTAAAACCATCACCTATGCCTTCCTCTACGGAGCAGGCAACACCAAAATAGGTTATACTTATGATAAACAGTTATCAGAGGTGGAGGCTAAGAAGAAAGGTAAAGAAATTCGTGAAGCCTATGTCGCTGCTATCCCAGGTCTCAAAGAGTTGTTGGAAGCAGTACACAAAGCTAGTGAAAGAGGTTACGTCTTGGGATTGGACCACCGGCGTATCCTCTGTGACTCGCGGCATAAGTCCCTTAACTACCTCATCCAGGGATCGTCGGCGATCATCGCGAAGCGGTGGATGGTATTAGCTAATGAAAAATTACCTAGATATACTCACCAACTTGCATTCGTTCATGATGAACTACAATTTGAAACGAAAGAAGAACAAGTCGAAGACTTGAAGTTTCTTTTAGAACTTACAGCTGCAGAAGCTGGTGAGTATTATAAACTAAGATGCCCTATAGCTGCTGAATCTAAAAGTGGTAAGACATGGGCAGATGTACATTAACATATGAAATTATTAATAGATGCAGATTTTACAGTCTATAAATCCTGCTCTGCTGCAGAAACTGAAATTGATTGGGGTGATGATACTATCCTTGTTACTAGTAAGTTCAGTGACGCCATGGGTGCCACAAAACGTGAGCTTACCAAGATTCAAAACAAATTTGGGTCATTCTCTGATATAATACTGTTCTTTTCCGACAGTGTAAATTTTAGGAAAAAAATCTTGCCAGATTATAAAGGGCATCGTAATCGTAAGAAACCTTGCGGATACAAACGTGTCATCAATAAACTTAAGGAAGAGCACGAGGTTATACTCATGCCTACCTTAGAAGCTGATGATTCGATGGGAATTTATTCAACACAATACCCAGGTAATATGATAGTCAGTCCTGATAAGGATATGAAACAGATACCAGGACAGTTGTATAATTTCGACGAAACGTTCACAGTGAACAAAGATGATGGAGCCAAGTGGCATTTAATTCAGTCACTAGCAGGAGATCAGACCGATGGCTATGGTGGTGTACCTGGAATAGGCGTTAAACGAGCTGAAGCTTTGTTTAAAGAGAAAGGTTACTCCTGGAAAACAGTAGTAAATGCATTTAAAGATAGAGATCTATCGGAAGAAGATGCTCTTGTTAATGCTAGACTAGCTAAAATTCTAACCAAAGATGATTATGACTTCAAAAAGAAGCGACCAATCCTATGGTCTCCCGCCGCCGATTACAAAATTAACGGTGGAACAAGATCTAAGACTGAGAATCCTACAGGATAGACTAAAAGATAATTATCATGAAATGGAAGAAGATGTAACCACACTTATACTAGCTCTCCAACATCAAAATTTTATATTAGGTAATTCATTAACCAATTTAGTAAAACAATGGCCCACTCTCCATGAAGACATCATTTTTATCGGAACAAGCGAAGGAATTCCGAAAGAAATACAACCTTAAAAGCTCAGCTGATAGAGCTACAAGAAGTGTTCAACAGAAAATAATTGTTGAAGAGTTTAAAGAATTCCTTGAAGCTGAAGGTATGTTATTTATGCATGGTAGGAATCACCAAGAAGAAGCGTTAAAAGAACTAGCTGACCTTGTATATGTGTGCTACCAGTATGCAGAAAACATGGGCTGGCTCTTAGATGAAGCATTGAATAGAGTACACATTAGCAATATGTCCAAACTCGGTGAGGACGGTAAACCAATATACCGAGATGATGGAAAGGTCTTAAAAGGCCCGAATTACAAACCACCTGATCTATCTGATTTAGTATAATGACTGCAAGCGTAATTTCCCGCACTGGTCGGGTCCAATCTTGGTTGGATAACCCAGAATCACGGCTCCCTGTGAGTTGTACAGTATTTGTTGTCGAAGATTCTATGGAAGGATCTGATGGCATCGAGGCCAGCTGGAGATTTGTGTCCCATGGTTTACGCCATGGTGCTGGCTGTGCTGTACATTTATCAAAACTCAGGCCGAAAGGTCACGAGAATGGAAAGGGTCTTACAGCTTCTGGCCCTGTATCATTCGGTAAAATCTACTCAAGTTTAAATGAAACACTCAGACGTGGAGGAATCTACAAGAATGGTGCTGTGGTACTTCATCTTGACATTGATCATCCTGACATCCTTGAGTTTATCAATGCTCCCAGGGAGGAACTCGCATGGGTCAAAAGGTGCGTGGATATTGATCAAGGAAGATGGAAAAACACATCTAGTGAAGTAAAAGAAGCACTACTATATGGCATCAAGTCTGGTGACATATGGTTAAATAAAATAAAATACGATAACAATGGAGAAAGAATCTACGGAAACGTCTGTCTTGAGGTATACCTGCCCTCACGTGGAACATGCTTGTTACAGCATGTCAATCTCTCAGCCTGTGAAGTCGGTCATATCAAAGAGGCTTTCGATACTGGTATGTCCCAGTTGTGCGAGCTCCATGGTAGGACAGGTGTTGGAACAACTGGAGAATACTTGTCATCTAATATCGACAGACAAGTTGGGCTCGGGATCCTCGGCCTCGCGAATTTCTTACGCAGATACAATGTAACATATGACCAATTTGGAAAGGCTTTGGCTGATGTCAATGCCGGCAGATCGCCTGATCCCATACCAGGCACCTTGGCTAAGGAACTTAAAATGGGTATTGAATCTGCCGCCCGAATCGCTCGCGATGCTAGGATGGTTCGAGCCTTTGCTATTGCACCAACGGCCTCCTGCAGTTATAGAAGCAAAGATTTGGATGGCTATACTAGCACACCAGAAATTGCACCACCTATCGCACGATCAGTCGATAGAGACAGTGGCACCTTTGGTGTCGAACACTATGAATACGGCGACGTTGAAATCGCCTCAGAAGTAGGCTGGAAAGCTTACAAATTAGTAGCAGATCAGATCATGATCATGCTAGATAACACGGGACTTCTTCACGGCTACAGCTTTAACTCATGGAGTGATGTTGTAGAATACGATAATGCATTCGTCGAAGAGTGGTTAGCTTCACCCCAAACCTCCCTTTACTACTCCCTGCAAGTAATGGGCGACGTTCAAGATAAGACCGATGCGTATGCAGCATTAGATCAAAGCGAAGTCGATGATTACTTACAGGATATTCTCGGAAACG